ATGGCTCAAGAACCAGAAATGACCGATGCCGATTATGAAAGAATGCCTGGCATGAGAGAATGGATGGCTGAAGTAAAAAAAATCGCTAACGATTTCAGGGAAGAAAGAGAATGCTTAGATATTATCACAAAGATGGCACAAGAGAATGGTTATAATGTGCGTGTAATTACGGAAAATATGTCCGAAAATACATGAAGGAAGTAGTAATGAGAAGCAAACAATATATCATCCCCCTAAAACCAATACCTTGGCGTAGGGCCGGAATCAGTCAGACCAAATTCTATGACCAACAAGTGAACGAGAAGATTGCCTATGGTCTCTATCTCCTCAAATGCCATGGCTCAGACCCCATCTTTTCAGTACCAGTAGAACTCGACGTAACTTTCTATATGACAACTGCCCAACAAAAGAGCAAACAACTCAAAACCTACCATCATGCAACGCCAGATCTCTCAAATCTTATCAAGTTTTTAGAGGATGCGATTGTAGACGTAGGGTCCATAATAACAGATGACCGGATTATATCCAGAATTGTAGCCCAAAAAATATACTCAGATAAGCCTAGGACCGAATTTATCATCAGAGATCTTGAAGTTTAAAATGCAATAAATGTTAATATATGTTATAATATATTAAACAATATTATATAAAGGAATCTATGGAAACTATTCATTCTTGTATTCTCTGTGAAGTAACTCTCATTCAAAACCTTAACTGGAACGAGGATGGCAAAAACGAGAATGTAGATTTTTTGTGCGACTCTTGTTACTATCACGAACAATATAAAGCAGAGGAATGTGAATGAGTCATTATATATGTGCATTTGGATGGATAACAGCGGCTTTTATGACGCAATATTCATTCGATAATAAGTATATAGATCACGCTATTTTTTTCCTCAGCATAATCTTAGCACAATTGGCAAGTATATAGAGAGTTAGAGTGAGAATAACTAAATCTAAAAAAGCTACTGATACTAGCACAGAAGTGAGAAGCTTATCAAATACGAGATCTTGGCTGGATTTCCTCAATAAAGATGCTATTTTACTTCAACCAGATAAGGATATGTTCCGTAAAAGACTAGCTTTGACTCTACTCGAATGGGCACAACAAGATTCCTCTCTAGAAATTGGAGATTTTGCTATTGAAATGAAGATGCGAAGAACAACTCTTTATGAATGGGCACAGAAGTATCCTGACTTTAAGGAAGCTTACGATTTTGCAAAGCTTATGATTGGAGTTCGTAGACGCAAAGGAGCTCTTACAAGAAAGTTTGATAAGGACGTAGTACATAGAGATGAACATGTTTATGATCCAGAGCGACACGAAGTGAACGTCTATCACAACAACCTTAAGAAAGATATCCAGAACGACAATACAACCAAAGTTATAGTGCTATCGCAGCTCGATACTGGTGAACTCGTTCCTATTGGTGGAAAGAAAGACGATGAACGTCCGCTTTAAATTCATTCCCATTAAAGAAGTAATGCCAAATACAGACGACAAAGTCTTATGGTTATGGAAAGATAAAGCTGGCGAGTTTGGTAAATGGCAATTCTCCACAGAAGAGCAACCTGAGGGGGCAATAGTTATGTGGGCTACATTACCAGTTGATGAGATATTGAAAGAGAAATGGCCTTATTCAGGACCGTTACGATTAGCACAACGAGGAGATCAATGAGTTACGGAAAAGTGTTCGACAAAATATGTAACGAACAATTGGAAAAATTACTTATCTTGGGTGAATTTCTATTGGAAGAAGATCGAATAAGTCCATTGTTGACTAAGATTATTGAAGGTGATGATGGCTTTATTTATTCTATGAATCTAGATATTAATGATAAAGAAGCTATAAAGAAGGCGGATATCTTCCTGAATAAACTTAGATTAATGCTTGCTGCTTCGGCTTATCATTTGAAGGAATGCAAAGAATGCGATCTGAAGGAATAATATGAACTACGAGCAAATAACTAAACAAATGCTACTGCGTGGCTTTGATCATCTATCATCAATAGCACAAGCATTACAACGCATACAGAAAGAGGCTAAGGATGAAGACGAAGCACTTAAGCAAAGCGTTACATTATCTATGCTGTTTCGTGCGATCAATGACATCCTTCATCCTGGGTTTTCAGATGCACCGAAGTTATTTCCGGAGCAGGATCTAACTGAATTTCTTGATAAGCTTAAAGCAGCACATAAAGAAGCTGTAGATAAGAAGATATTCCCACCATGTAAATGTGAAGAATGCAATGCAGCTACTTCCAGAGACACAGATAAAGCTGAATAAATTTCAGCCAAGACCGTACCAACGCAATCTATGCAGAGCTTTTGAGGAAGGAAAACTCAAACGATATCTGATCATATGGCCACGACGATCTGGTAAGGATATATGTGCTGTTGCACTCTTAGTTCGTGCAGCATTGAGGCGTGTTGGTACCTATTTCTATGTGTTTCCAGAGTTCTCATCAGGCAGACGTATCTTATGGGATGGCATTGATATTGATGGCCATCGAATCCTACATAAATATATACCAGAAGAGATTGTAGAATCACGCAATGAGCAGCAGATGCGTATTCGTCTTATTAATGGATCACAGATTGTCGTACTGGGGTCAGATAACTTTGACTCAACTATTATTGGTACTAACGCTGTAGGCATGATCTTTTCAGAATATGCATTACAAGATTCCCGCGCATGGTCTTATGCGATTCCTATTCTCAATGCTTCGAACGGCTGGGCTTTGTTTATATCTACTCCAAGAGGTAAGAACCATCTTTGGGAGTTATATAACGTAGCTTCAACAACGCCTGGCTGGTTTTGTGAGAAACTAACCATTGATGATACACAACATGTACCAATAGAAGAGATCCAAAAGGAAATAGAATCGGGACAAATGAGCCAAGATCTCGCTATGCAAGAATGGTGGACATCATTTGAGTTAGGTATTGAGGGATCCTTTTATAGTAAGTATATAGATAATCTTCGTCACAAGGGTCAGATTTCTTATGTGCCATGGGAGCCATATCATCCTGTAAACACCGCTTGGGACTTAGGTTTTAATGACCCGACTACGATAATCTTCTTTCAGCAAATTGGAGCGGTAATTCGTATCATAGATTGCTATGAGAATACAAAGAAAGGATTAGATCATTATGCTAAAGTGGTCAAAGAAAAGCCTTATACTTATGGCAAGCATATTGCTCCTCATGATATTGCTGTACATGATCTCGGTACTGGTATATCGCGTTGGAAGACAATGCATGATCTCGGAATCACTTTTATCCGTTACGATACAAAACAACCTAACATAGAAGATGGCATAGAATGCGTTCGACGCAACCTACCTAAGATGTGGTTTGATGAGAAAGCCTGCGAGCCATTACTCAAAGCACTCGAGAACTATCGCCAAGAATATGATGTAAAACGTAAGGTTTACAAGACAAATCCTCTACACGACTGGTCGTCACATTGGGCAGACGCGATGAGATATCTTTGTGTTGGATTGCCTAAAGTTACTAACACTAATGATCCAAAAGCTCTGGAGCAACGGTATAATGAAGCGATGGGATATCAGGGCAATATGCCAGCTATTTTCCGCACAGACTTGCCGGATTCAGGGCCTGGTGGATTTGGATTTTAGGGGTAAGGTATGACGCTATTTGAACAGAATATTATTGATGTTGTATTGAATCTTAAAATGTTTACTTTGCGAAGAACTATAATTTTGAAGTCTCTTGGAGTGTCTCATGCTGCTATAGCGCGAAGTTATCATTATGATGTCTCTACTATCAGAAGAAGATTAAAACAAGCTGAAAAATTATTTAATTCTCTTCATGTCTCATCAGAAGACGCGTATAAAGTGCTGCATAGACATAGAGATTATATAGCACAATATAATGTTGAAAATCCTAAGTGGTTTTATACAAATGAGCATTATGGAGATTACAAACATCCAAATTGGAGAGAATATTTTGGAGATGGCATCTAGAACAGACTTGCCGGACTATTAAAAATGGTTATGATAAGAGCAACTTATTTCCTTATTACACACGTATGGGATTGTCGGTTACAGTTTTCGCCTCCAGCAATGGGGGCGTTTTATTAGGAGTGAGATGACTAAGAGAAAACAACAAGTTATAGAATTAACAGAACAAATAGAGAGTTGCATTCATAAGCTTATTAATCTGATGGCTGATGAACTTCAGTGTCCTGAAAAGTTATTCTCGGTTGATTTTAAAGGGGAACATTTTGAATTTCATTATGCTCCAGACTTTGCTAGTGATGATGCCCGTGAACAATATAAACTTCGCACGCATTTCTTTCATTTGTTATTGAATGATGCTTTTTGTAAATCGGTGAAAATATGGTGTCCATATCCTACTTTTGATTTTACAGATGGCGCACCATGGAAAAACATCATCGGCTTAGTATCAGGAGCAGATCCAGAAGATCATAAGTTTGAGATCATCAAAGAAACTTATATTCCCGATCTAGACAAACAAGGCAATCCAATTACTGCAAAGCCTTTGAATCAAGATAGCATTTATGTACAATGGCAAGATGAGAATCGTTTTAAGTTCGAGGAGAACAAATGAATGTTAAATATCTATCATTATTATTGTTAATGCCAAGCATGCAAGCAATGCAAAATCAAGTTACTCCCGCTCCTGCATTAACTGATGCACAGATTGTTGCTCAAGCATTGCCTGCAATAGTTAACATTTCAGAAGAGCTCATTCCTCATCTTGCTACAGCGATCAAAAGCAATCCAGAAGCAGCAGATATAACTACTGCAGTAGTTCAAGGAGCAAGCGCAGCATTATCAGCACAGAGCAAAAATAGTGTCAGTAAAACAAATGCTGCTTATATTGCGACTGCTGCAGGTGCATTAACTTCTATCATTACTGCTCTAGCATCTGCATATGCATCATCATCTTCTTCTAAGTGTTAATTATTATGGAAAAAGTTATGAAGAGATTTTTGCCCGCTAAGCCATTAAATGAAGAATCTGTATATGTGGCATGCCAGCGTGATAAAAGAAAATTATATTATACGGTCAAGAGAGATCCTAACGATCCTAGGACTTTAGAAGAACTTGAGAAGCTTTTCAAGGATGGAAAATATAGGGAATATTGGGCTGCTACAGAATCAAAAAGTTTCCAAACTGAAGCATGGATCCGTGGTGAAGAATTCCCGATGCCTGGAAAGATTCGCATGCTCGAAGAGGGTGATACTTTATGCCCAGAATTGCTAGAGCCATTTCCTAATGATAAAGCGCGTAGGTATCTTGCGGAGAACAGTAATGTTTGAATGGATCAAGAGCTTATTCTGTTTTAAGGTTAAACCAACTATTCCATTTGCTCAGCCTTTATGCGCAATGTGCAAAATATACAAGCCTATTATAACCAAAGATATGGGCGATGAGTTTTGTTTTACATGCGTAGCAAAAAGAGCAAGGGAAGTTCTTGGTATTCCTCTTGAAGAGAAGCCTCAGAAGAAATATAGATTAAATCAAAATATTGATATGCCAGTTTCTCCATCAGTTCAAGAAGATCCACGAGTACATGAATCTATTAAACGCACTCGTTCTGCATTCAAGCAGCAGCAATGTGCAATGGATATGAGAGCAATGAAAAGTCATGCAGCAGAATGCAATGATCCTTGGACTTGTGTAGCAGATCCTTGTTTTGTGATAGAGCCTGATAAGATTGTGAATAAGCAATTAGCATCGCAAGCAGAGCTTGATCGCTATAATGATATTCGCAAGAAGAATAGGACTCGTTATAAGAAGATGAATAAAGTCAGAGCTAGCAAGCATGAAGTGGATATCAGTTAAAGATCAATTGCCTAAAAAAGGTGAATGGGTTTTATTGTTCGATGGAGAAGAATATTTAATAGGAAAAATTCCAAGCGGAAAAATCCCAAGCGGAGCTTCAAATACTAATTTTCATGAATGGTATTTAAATTGTTGCACTTCTTGCTGTTTTTCTTTTGGAGAGGTAACTCATTGGTCAAGATTTAAAGAATGTTCTTGATATAAGAAGCATAGCATTCTACACTGTGAAAAATTACTTTTATCTTAATAAAAGGATGCGGTAGATGTTATTCCCCCAGCTCGGGCCCCAGTACTACGATGAAAAGGACAAAGCGATTCTTTCTCGTATGGAGGCATTTTACGCAGAATCCATAACGATTAACCAATCGTTTTGGTCAGAGGCTAGACCATGTTGGCCTCTTTAAACTTTCTCTGATTGACTTGGAAGCGCTAACGTAAAGACGAGCGTGACAGGGCGGAAGGCAATGAAGCCACCGTGAACGACTGAGTGAGAAAGCCTCGAAAGAGGATGCGACAGTCTGAACACTATGGAGACATAGTGAGGGAATCTCGAAGAAGTTCCCCGCCTAGAAATAGGTCATTAAAGTAACAGATGCAGGACACAGATACTCGATTTGAGACTGGAGACCAGACTCTCTGGACCGATCTCTATGGTAACCTTCCTGCTAATCGTCGCAGGCAATTCAATTTCAACCGAATTCGGCGTGTTATAAACATGATTGATGGCCATCAGCGTCGCAATCGTAAATCTATTATTTGTATTCCTGAGCGCAATAAAGATCAAGAGACCGCAGATCAATTCAGTAAAGCATTACTATGGTTAGATAAACAAGAAAATTATTTGCATACGGTGTCAGATGCATTTCATGGTGCTTTAGTCACCGGCCTAAACTTTCTACAAGTATGGGTTGATTATCGTTCCGATCCAGTTAATGGCTCTATTAAAGTAGATAATTGTTCTTACAATTCATTTTTAGTTGATCCTTATTTCCGTAAATCAGATCTATCTGATTGCAATGCACTTTGGAAACGATCATTCCTTACTAAGCGTGAAGCGATATCATTGCTTCCAGAACATACTGAAGAAATACTCGGTTTAACTGGACTTGATGCAGGCACTGGCCGTGATGGAAAATTCCAATTCCTTCCAGAATCATATAACTATGGCTATAAAAATCTCCTCACCTATGATGAATTCTATTATCGTGACTTTCGGACTCAACGTCTTCTTATAGATAGTGAGACGGGCGAGACAATGGAATGGCGTGGAAAAGATGAAGAAGCTTTAAAAGTCTTCCTGAAACAATATCCAATGGTAACTATTTTAGAACAAGAAGTTCCTACCGTGAATCTTGCTATTGTAGTTCAGGGAAAAGTAATGTATCATGGACCTAATCCAATCGGAATAGACAAATATCCATTCATTCCAGTACTTTGTTATTACAATCCGCAAATGCCATATTTTCCATGGCGCATACAGGGCGTGGTAAGAGGATTAAGAGATGCGCAATATTTATATAATCGTCGGCGTATTATTGAGCTTGATATACTTGAGTCTCAAATCAATTCCGGCTGGGTTTATAAAGAGAATGCGCTCGTTAATCCAAAAGATATTTTCTTGTCTGGTCAGGGCAGAGGTCTAGCGCTGAAAGATGAAGCGCAAATGACTGACGTTCAAAAGATTCCATCTCCTGGTATTGATCCATCGATGATTCAGCTTTCTGAGCTCCTCGCTAAGGAAATTCAAGAAGTTGCGGGTGTTTCTGATGAGCTTTTAGGATTTGATAATACTGATACTCTTTCAGGATATCATGCAATGTTGAAGCAATCGGCTTCTACTACTACATTGCAAATTCTATTTGATCAACTTGATGAATCGCTCAAACTTCTTGGAAATATATTCATCGATATTATTCAAGCTAATTGGACTCCTGGAAAGATGACTAATGTTTTAGACGGTGAAGCTCCATCACAACAATTTTATGATAAGAATTTTGGCAAATATCATGCAGCCGTTGAAGAAGGGCTGAATACTACTACTCAACGCCAAATGCAGTTTGGTCAAATGCTTATGCTTCGTGAAGCAGGCGTTCCGATATCACCAGCAGATCTTCTTGAAGCTTCTACATTACAGAACAAAACCAAGATTATTGAATCTACAGTCCAGCAACAACAACAAGCACAGCAAATGCAAATGCAGCAAATGCAATCGCAAATGCAAGAAGCTGCTGCTCGTACTGAGTTGGCGCATGCAAGAGCAACTGCTGATAGAGGATTAGGCCTTGAAAGGGTATCACGTGTGCAGGAAAATCAAGCTTTGGCTGTGGAGAGGAAGGCAGAAGCTGAGAAGGATCGTGAAATTGCTTTACTAAATTTTGTGAAGGCGTTAAAAGAAATGGAAGGATTGGATTTGGAACATTTAGAGAAACTCATAACTTTAAGTCATATAGTAAAGAATGAAGAGTCTCAAATGGTAGAACAGACTGCTCAAAATCAATCCCCTATGAACCAGAATCTTCAATCTCTCGGGCAAGAACAGCCCGTGCAGTAGTTAGAGGAAAACCCTTGCTCTAAAGAGCAATTACTACGAAGGAGCCATAATGGCAAAACGTTATCATCAATCAGCAAAAGATCGTAAGCATGAAAGCCGCGGCATGGAACGCGCAATGCATCGCAAACACGGTATGCATGGTATGGATCCACGACGACGTCAGGAAATGGAAGATGCAGGAATGATCAGTGAAGATCACAATGCAACTGCTAATCTGCCACAGGATGTGAAATATCATCCATGGCCAGAAGCATCTCATTATTCTGATTATGGGCTTGATGACACAATCCGCGGAATCGATCGTCAAGAAAACGAAGATGAAAGCGGCATGAAACGTCATATGCAACCTGGAAAGTACTAAGATGCCAGCAGCTCCAAGAATGAAAGGTAAAGCTACTAAAATTGCATTTGCTCTTTTAGGAAAACCAGAAAACCTGGCTGCTAAAAAGACTGAGCGTCAAAAACATATTGACCATCAGTTGCTGTACCAAGCTTCGTTTAGAGTTCGTTAAATTATGGGGTGAGGGAGTGTTATGTAAATAGAAACGCTCTCCTTGCCCTATTTCTAAGGATAATTATGGCTGAAAAGAAAAAGATAACCGTTGCTAAAGGCGTCAAGGTAAAACGTGGCGTTGAAGAGAAAATGCGGTCTAAAAAAGGTTCTTCCTCTGCAGGTAAATATAAAACTGTGTCGCCTAAAGAATTTGCTGGTAAGGCAGGTGGCGCATCTAAAGTATCATTTCCTATTAATACTCTTGCCCGTGCTCGTAATGCACTGGCACGTGCTCATTATGCTCCTCATCCAGAAGGCATCAGAGCTACGGTGTATAAAAAATATCCTGAACTGAAGATGCGACATGAAAAGAGAGAGGGTAAGTAATGCCTAAATTAAAAAAGACAGCGCCAAAAAAAGTTAAGCGTGCTCGCGTAAAACTTGAAATGGAAAAGTTTAAAGAAGGAAAGTTAAGATCAGGCTCTGAGAATGGGCCGATTGTAACGAATCCCAAGCAAGCAATAGCAATTTCTCTCTCTGAATCTGGCCAATCTAAAAAGAAGGCTAAGAAAAAGAAATCAAAGAAGAAATGACTCTTCCAGCGGGGGTGGTGCTCCCTTTTGGCCACCCCCATCTTTTGCATTTTCACTAAAAGTCAGTAGGCTTGAATCGAAAATACGCATCTACAAGGGAGTATATGACAAAAAAGAAAACAGTCGGCGCTATAGCCTCAGAATTATCCCAAAAATCCCCTGATTCACTCGATCCAATAGAAATTCAACGAGCAACTGAGCAAGAATATCTCGATAATCTCATTTGGTGTGTTAAGCATGCACAAAAAAAGATAGATTGTTCTACTATTGAAGGTCATGATGCATGCAAAGATCGTCCTGCAATTGATGGAGACTTCTTTATTGCAGCTTTATTGAAGAAAGAGAAGTTATTATCTAATGTTTTGCGTAACTATTTTGTTCCTACTCTTGCTTGTCCTACTCCTCACTTCGACCAAACAGTGTTTAAATATGTCGCAGCAAAAGAAGATGTTGAATTCTTGTGGGTTGTTCCCGACCAAGAAACATGCGAGATCTTTAAAGAGAACAAAGATAAAATAGTTCCTGAAGAGAGAGCACTTTTAAAGTATGTTCTTGAATATTACGATGGAACATTATTTAATATGTCTAAGAAATTAAACGGCGAGTCACACTTTGCTGGCTCTGCATTGGAAAAGGCAATATGAACTGGAAAACAAAAAACGATATAAAAAAACGATATACCAGATAAATTCGCTACAATAGCAATAATATTAGATGGAGCTATTTATTTTTGCTCATGGGATGATTGTACGTGGGGAGAAGAATGTTGTAAAAAACATGAATCTTCCATAGGAATTGCTATGGGATTTGATTGTGAGAAAGTTGCTTATACAGACAGTCCTTCATGGGAATGTATAGACTTGAAAGAAGTCGATGGCTGGATTTATGTTTCTGATATTTTAAAAGATTTTAAGAGATTGTGATGGAACATAAAATCAATAGCGGAGAAAAAATTATGATGTGTGGATCGTGTAAAAAAATATTGCAAAAACATCTAGATGTATTTAATGGCCAACCAATTAATATGGTTTTTCTATCATGTCAACAAGACTATAATCCTGATGATATTCGCCAGAGAACATGTTTAGATCAATTCCTTATGTTTGTGGTTAAAGAGATTTATTATCAAGATTATGAAGCATAAATTACTAAAGACATAAAACAAGGAAAGTAATATGGCATACGGAAAACAACTGAACAATAAAAGCTTTTATGCAAACAGCCAAGGCGCATCTGGCGCACCTGATATCGCAATGCCACCACTTAATGAAACTCCTGCTATAGCTAAAGCTGCACCAGATCCATGGCAACAACAAGCCTCTAATCAACAAACTGAGAATCCTTTCGGTCCAGTTCCTGATCAATTACCAGAAGAAGTTGCGCAAGAGATGCAATCAGAGCAAGAAGCACCAGAATTGGAAGAAGCAGTTGAAGAAATAGTCCAAGCTCAAGAAATTGAAGAAACACAACCTTCCAAGCCATCACCTAAAGAATCCTTCCGTGCCCTTAAAGAGGCAAAAGAACGTTCTGATCGAGAACGCGATGCAATGCTTTCTCAGATGCTTGAAATGCAGCGACAAATACAAAACATGCAGCAACAGCAACCGCAAGTTCAAGAACAACCAGTAGAAGATTATGACTTTGATATTGAATCTGATGCGTTAGCAGAAGGCAAACACCTTAAAAAGCTGATGGCAAAGCAGAAAGCAATGGAGCAGCAGCTCAAGCGGTATCAAATGCATTCAGAAGAAGTTGCGGTAGAAACAAGAATAAGATCACAATATCCTGATTTTGAGAAAGTAGTATCAAAAGAGAATGTTGAGATTCTCAATGAACAGTTTCCAGAGATTGCTAAAACACTCAGAGATACGCCAGATATGTTCAACAAAGCAGCTGCAGCATATACAGTGATAAAGAACTTTGGCATTCATAAAGATACGGCTAAGCATGAATCTGATCGTGTTAAGGCAGTAACAAATGCACAAAAGCCAAGACCATTAGCTTCAGTTAATCCAACGCAAGGCGATAGTCCATTATCGAAAGCAAATGCATTTGCTAATGGTATGACGGAAGAATTGAAAGAACAATTAAGAAGGGAGATGTATAACGCTCGTAAATCAATGTAATATTTAAACGGAGGTCATATGAAAAGATTGGCGTTGATGTTGATAAGCACCAGTTGTTTTGCAATGTTGCGTGATGCTGAGATTGGCATAGTTGATAATGAACAAACTGCAGACGAATATTTCTGCCATCTTGCTATGATTGTTTATCGTAAAAAGACCTCCATTGAATGTTCTCCAGAATTGAAGCCTTATATATTAAGAACTCTGAATTATTCTCGCCATAATGGTGATTCAGTAAAATTTGATCAAATTGATAAGGATCTAACGCGAGAAGACGAGAAATTTCTGATGTCACAAGTGAATAAAGCAGTGGCATCAGCTCTTAAAGATCAAAAGAATCAGATAGAATCTCGTATTTCTAAAAAGAATGCAGCTTTATATATAGCAGTTTGCGGTTTGTGCTGCACTGTTATTACCACTGCTATTACGTTAGGATCCACACTTTCAGGAGATTGTCCAAAATGAGACTTTCAGAACAGCAAGCAGCATTCGCGCGTGATGTTGCTAAACTCATTAATTGGATATTCGATAATGGATTTGCAGTTACTTTAGGAGAGGCATTTAGAACTGCTGAACAAGCAGAGATCTATGCTAAAGAAGGTAAAGGCATCAAAGATAGTCTGCATTGCAAACGATTAGCCATCGATCTATTTTTGTTTGATCATGAAGGGCATTATCTCCAAGATAAAAAAGATTACGAAGAGTTTGGTGTTTTCTGGGAGTCTCTCAATCCGCATAATCGTTGGGGAGGTAACTTTCCACGAGTTGATTGCGTACACTTTGAAAGACGTGAAGAATAATATATAGTATTACCAGCATTGCAGATGTCGCGAATCTAAAATGTCACTCATCTTAGACCCAAAAGCAAGTTAGGAATTGGTCTAGCCTACAAATTAGGACCCAAAAGCTCCTTTAGGAATTGGTCCGACCTAAGACAATGTTAATCAACATTCTCTTAAAGGAAATTCATGGCAATTACTACTACATCTGGTTTGCCTGCACCGGTACAGCAAAGCTTTAGCTATAAACTGTTATCGGTTCCAGTGCCAAACATGATTCACAAAATCCCGGCGATGCTTAAGCAAATGCCGAGAAATGGTGGTACAACTCTACGTATGCGTAGATATAATCCACTACAAACTGCAATGGTTCCATTAGGAAACACTGGCGTTACTCCACCAGCACAAAATCTAACTGCTGTGGATATAGATGCTAAGATTTCATTCTATGGCACATATGTGATACTTAATGAACAAGTTACCTTACAAAACCAGGATCCAGTTCTTAACGAATGTGCAGCACGTCTTGGCGTGTCACTTCGTCAAACTGAAGATCAGCTTACTCGTGATATGCTTGCAGGAACCGCAGCATTCATTAACTGTACTGCTGGTGTGAATGGTGATAACCCAACTGAACTTACTCGTTCAGATGTTGATGATGTGGTTCGTGCGTTACTTGGTAACAATGCGTACACCATTCTTGATAACATCGAAGGTGATGATAAGTTCGGTACTGCTCCGGTTCGTGATGCATACTTTGCGTTATGTCATACTGACTTAACTAAAGATATGGACAATGTTACTGGGTTCATTCAAAAGAACCAATATCCGTCACCAATGAATGCGTTGCGTTCTGAGTGGGGTGCAATTGGAAACCTACGTTTCTTGATTTCATCTATTGGTTCACAAAGTTTGAATGCATCTTCTCTTGGCGCAAACGTATACAACATTTTCTGTGTTGGTATGGAGGCTAAAGTGTTAGGTCTCCTTAAATTTCTTCTGATTGACTTGGAAGTCCTACGGGATCACAAGGGGCAAGCGAAAGCAGCCTGAACGACTAAGTGAAGAAACGTCGAAAGACGAAGCGATAGTCTGGACTCTATGGTAACATAGAGAGGAATCTCCGAAGAGGGAATCCCGCCTGGAAACAGGTCATAAAAGTAACAGAATTCGTACGCCTGTGTAGAGCAAGATGGTTATTCAGCTCAGTTCATATATCGTCCGCCTATTTATGATGGACCGTTAGCATTGAATGCTTCAGTCGGTTATAAATTTGCAGAAGTTCCTCGAATCTTAAATGATTTGTGGGTTCTGAACCTTCGTTGCACTTTGGCTTAGGGAGATAATATGGACAATACTACAATAATTGGACAAGGTTATTTCACCGCGTCTTCAATTGGATTGGCTAATCCTGATCCAGGTAATGCTGAAGTAGGACAATCTAATCCTGCATATATTCAGATTCCGTCTAATGCTGACTGGATGACAGTGCGCAACTGGACTCAATTTGGTACTGCAGGAACTGATGCTGCATATTTGAATGGTACTGCAAATGCGTTTGTTGGTGTAGAATTCTTCTGGCAAAGAGGAATGGCTGCCGGCTCTGCAATCTGCAAATATTATACTAATACTGCTGCAGTTATTACTGGCGACACTATCATTTCTGGTGGTTTCACACTGTATGATCCAAGCGGACAATCAGTTGGTGCTCAACCATTACTTGGTAGCCCTGTAACAATCTCTGCTGTAACAAACGCTACGCGCCCGGTAGTGACTTGTTCTTCAACTGCTGGCCTTTCAGTAGGTACTGTAGTGAGATTGAGCTCGACAGCACAAACTGACGTTAACGGCGTAGATATGGTTGTTGGTACCGTAACTAATGGAACTACGTTCACATTGCTTACTTCTACTAACGCTCTTGCTACAGCTCCAGGCGCTATTGGTGGTGCTGGTTCATTCCGTATCGTGTATAATGGCAACTCAGCGTTGTTCTATCCGCGTCTACGCTATGTAACTAACATTACTCAAGCGACTAATGCACAAGTAAGTACTTCTATTGCTCACGGCTTGACTCCTGGTCAAGAATTGCGCTTTAAGATACCTACTACTTCTGGCATGACGCAGTTGAATCCTCAACTTAACAATAACTATTTCCCGCAAAGCTCAAGCGTTGCAGCGATAGTACAATCTGTGGTTGATGATTATAACTTCACTATCAACATCAATACTACTGGTTACACAGCATTTACTTGGCCAACTATTGCTCAAGAGCCTACTGATTTCCCAACCGTAACTCCATTCGGTGAAGATACTGCTACAGCACTTGCAAGCAATACAGCACAAGTTCCTACAATTGCTGGCGTGCAGATCTACAATACTAACACTGGCATTCTTGCTGACTCAACCGTTAATACCGGTTATCTTGGCATGATTCTTGGTGCTGGTGGGATTGGTACCATTGCTTCTTCTAATGCAATTCTCGGGCCATCTGGTTCTATTGCTTGGACTGCAGGTAATGCTCCAACCGGTGACCTCATGTATTGGGTTGCAGGTAAATCAACCTATGGCGGATTGTAAAATCTGATATAGTAGTGGGTGCTATCTAGCGGGTAGCACCCCGCTCATAAAGAAAGGAAAACAATGGCTCAAATAGAAAAACGTGAATTCACAAAAGAAGAAAAAGAACAACGAGATAAAATCAAATCTCAGTTAGAATTCCAACGCAAAAAAGATCGTGAGATGGTTCGTGGTATTTTCAGATTCCATGAAGTTCCAGGCGGCCAAATGGAATTCCCTTTCAAGAAATATAAAGGCGATCCATTAGAGACATTTAAAATGAATGATGGTGAAGTTTATACCATTCCATTAGGCGTAGCTAAGCATCTTAATACTAATTGCTGGTATCCCTCTTATACATTTAAGAATGATGAAGCAGGCAGGCCAAGCGTGAGTGTTGCTGAGAAGATTCGTCGCTGCAGCTTCCAAAGCTTAGAGTTTATTGATATTGAAGGATTGGAAAACAATCCTAAATCTGCACTGCCATCATAAGGATGCATCATGTCATATCAAGCCCAGAAGTTTCCCGTTTATCAACCAGCAATGAGGATCATTTCGAATATAACGAATGCTAATCCTGCAGTAGTGACTACTACATTTGCGCATCAATATTTGACGGGAACTATTGTGAGATTAAATTTTCCACCTGGCTATGGCATGGAGCAAGCAAATCAATTGACAGGGGAGATAGTAGTAACTTCGCCTACTACCTTCTCTATCAATATTGATACGACAACATTTGATCCTTTTATGACTCCTGCTACATTTCCTGATAATACTCAATATCCTCAAGTGGTTCCTATTGGTGAGAATGGATTAACATTAAAAGCTGCTACCGTAAATTCACTTCCCTATAGTGCAACTTAAAGGTAAGATGATTCTGAAATAATCAAGGAGATTAGTATGCCAATAAGTCCCGCGGATTCTACCTTAACGGCGATCCAAACTAAGGTTCGTCGACTTACTCGTAGTCCATCAGTCAATCAATTATCTGATGGTGATCTGAATCAGTATATTAATACGTTTATTACGTATGATTTTCCTGAACATTTACGACTGTTCAATTTAAGAACAACTTTTACGTTCTATACTCAGCCCTATGTGGACGCTTATCCTACTAACCTATCTCCAATTTCCGATGAAGAGATTATTTATCCTCTACAGAATTTTGATAATCTTTATCTCACTATTCATCCTCCTATTTATATAGCAGGTTATCAGGGCCTCTATCTTGAATCTCGAGAACAATTCTTCGGCATATATCCTAAGCTCAATTTCATCAACTCAATTGGTGTAACCGGCGATGGAATGACCACCTCATTTTCAGGTGTTATTAATACTCAGCAAGCAACCACGCAAGCAGGATTACAACAAACAACTGTCATTCTACAAAATCAAGTTCTATTCTCTTCTATTGATAGCAATTTTAATGGTTTAGGACTGATTGATTATCCTCTTTATCCAACCTATCAACAGCCAAATATGGGCTGCTTAGGTCTTCCCGGACAACCGCCAGAAAATCTTGAAGCGTTTGAATATGGCTTTATAAATTATGTTACCGGTGAATTTACTATTAACTTTCCCGTAGCTCCTGGAGCAGGCGAGCAAATAAACTATCAAGTCGTCCCAGTTCAGCCAGCATTGCCACAAACAATGTGCTACTATGATTCAACAATTCTATTGCGGCCAGTTCCGGATCAAGTTTATCGTGTGCAAATGGAAGTCTATGCAAGACCAACATATCTTTTAGAGACAAATCAATCACCACAACTTGAAGAATGGTGGCAGTACATAGCTTATGGCGCCGCAAAAAAGGTTCTTGAAGATCGTATGGACATGGATACTGTTCAATTGATAATGCCAGAGTTTAAGAAACAGGAAAATTTGATACTCAGAAGAACAATTGTAGAAATGACTTCACAACGCGCTTCGACTATCTATACCCAAGACAATGGTGCCGCTGGTGCTTATGGTCCTGGGTGGTGGTCAGGAGGCGGCACGTTCTAATTGATTAAAAAGTTAAAGTAAGGAGTTAACATTGGCTTACCAACCAAACATTCCCGCGAGTACGGATCTATTGAGCGATTCTCAATCAGATATACAAGGCAATTTTCAGGCGATTCAAACGCTTATTGATGTAAATCATTATGATTTTGCAAGCAGTAATCAAGGCAAGCATTTTGCAATTTCAATGCCACCACAAGCATCAAGTCCGGCAATTACATTTGCTGCTGGTGAAGTGGGATTATATTCCTATGTGAATGCTACCACGAGTCAGACTGAGCTCTATATTAATAAAACCAATGAAGCTACGGTTACACAAATTCCGGCTACTGCTTCTGTTTTAAGTCTTACTTCTGCTCCTTCTCAAGGATCGGCTGGATGGTCATATCTTCCTTCTGGAATTTATATTACATGGGGATCAACGACGGTATCAGGTAATACGCTTGTTACATTGGCTTCTCCTCCTCCAAATCAAATTCTCAATGTTCAATTAACGCCAGCTTCGGGGTCCTCGTCATATGTTAATGCTCAAGTTGTTCTTAATAATATTGTTTCTAGCTCTACTTTTAATGTAGTTGGCACCATCAATGGCTCTCCATCAGCGGTGACATGTTATTATTTTGTTATTGGGTACTAAATTCAGGGAGTGCTCATGCCATTAGATAGATTCTTAATTGCGCCATTTAAGACTGGTCAACAGCAAGATGTGAGACCATGGTTGATAATGGATGATGCATTCCAGAAACTTAGTAATGCTTATGTGTTCCGAGGAAGAGTCAGAAAACGTCCTGGTTCTTCAGTCATGAATACATCTGTTGATCTCTCAGTCCAACAACTTTATTCACGATTGCGTATAGGACTAGGGACTACCGATTCTTCAGGAGATGCTTCAGGAACAGCATCTGGTTACATCTTTCAGACTGGTCAATTGTTTTCCATTGGCGATGAAATATTTACAGTATCTACTACGGGAACTCCAGCAGATATGCTCATTGCGCCGATTCAAGTAGGAACTACCGATTCTTCAGGGGACGCTTCAGGAACTATTTATGAAGGAGTTGGTTCTGTAGGAATGGTATTCACCATTGCAGGCTTTACGTATACGGTGGCCATGTCGAGTGGTGCATTAACGCCAGGTGTAGGAGCTCCCGGATCTGGCACATTTGATTGTGGTTCCGGTGCTTATACATTTACTGGAACAACAGACGATTCTACGATTTATTTAACGGCAGCATCAGACGCAACTTTTAATACTTCTACCGGTGCATATACTTTTTCTGATGCATATCCATCAACAAATATCTATTTCTATCCCGCTCTTCCTGTTATGGGATTTGCAACTTATGATTCTGATCTTGTAGAAGACGAGCCCCTCTTTGCATTCGATACTGAATTTCCTTACCTTTGGGATGCTACTAATCAATATTGGAATAGAGTTGGCACAGCAGTCTGGACTGGATCAAATCTCAATTATTTTTGGGCATGCACATGGCGCGGTATAACCAATTATGATTACTATCTTTTTGTCAGTAACTTCAAGATTCCAAGCCTTTCTCCTTCTGTAACTCCCGATTACATCAAATATTACAATGAATCAGATTTCTATAATCTCAATCCTGTTCTAAATCAAACAACACGACTTGTAACCGCTCTTATGGTGCAACCATTCAAAGATAGATTATGCGTTTATAACGTCGTTGAATCGACTTCTGGATCTGGAGAATCACAAGGAACTACTGATGGCACAACGGGAAATGTAACCGTTAATCCAGTTACTGCTTTTAATGGCAATCCTTTTATGGTTGGTGACAACTTTCTAGTGGGAACTACACTTTTTACAGTTACTGATGTCACTACAAATTCTGATGTTGCGATGCTCGTGAATTCACAAACATCATCAGCAACTGCTCCCACTTCTACCGGCACCTTTAATGGCACTACAGGCAAGCTCGTAATCACCGGTAACGGAACGAATTTAAATGCTCCCGTGTATTATATATCTGTAGGAACTCCTACTGCCTATCGTCAATATTGGAATCGTTTAAGATTCTCTCAGAATGGAACGCCAGTCTCCTCAAATCCATCATATCCTACTGCAACTAATGCATGGCTTGATAGCATTCCAGGACTTGGTGGCTATATTGATGCTCCAACTAAAGAAGCGATCGTCAGTGGAGAATATATTAAAGATCGATGGATAGTTTATTTTGAGACATCTACTTGGGAACAAGTTTATACATTCAACCAAGTATTACCGTTTGTTTGGCAAAAAATTAATACTGAACTTGGTGCAGTATCTCCATTCTCAACAGTTCCATTCGATAAAGTGGTTATTGGTATCGGTGATGTTGGTGTTCATGCTTGTAATGGTTCAAACGTAGAACGTGTTGATGATCTGATTCCTGATAGCATCTTTAATTTTGCTAAGGAAAATGGCGGGAATCTCAGAGTCTGGGGAGTGCGTGATTATTATACTGAAATGATTTACTGGGCATTCCAAGAAGAAACGCGTTATACACCATTCAATAATAAATTATTGGCTTATAACTATAAAACTCAATCATGGGCATTTTTTGATGATGCAATTACTGCATTTGGCACTTTCTATAATAGCACCAATATAACTTGGGCATCATCAACATTCTCATGGGAATCATCCTATCAGCAATGGAATACTGGTAGTATTCAGCAGCAATTTAGGCAGGTAATAGCAGGCAATCAGCAAGGCTATACATTTCTTATTCAGCGTGATGAAGGAGCAAATGCACCATCATTACAGATCACTAATCTCGTTATCAATGCTCCAACTTCTTATTTTACTGTTACTTCTTATAATCATTGCCTTGGTTACGGTCAATATGTCTATATTGAGAATTGTACTGGCGTTACTGGCATTAATAATACCGTATTCCCGGTTGGCATTGTTATCGATGAGAATACTATTAGATTCTATGCTCGAGCAGACCAATCATTTGGAGGAACCTATGCAGGCGGCGGCACTATAAGACGCGTATCTCAAATAGATATCCTGACTAAGCAATATAACTTCTATATTAAAGAAGGCAGAAATGCACTGATTAATAAAGTTGATTTCCAGGTAGATAGAACTTCTGAGAATCCAGATGGAGTTCCTAATGGTGTTACCGTGGATTATTATATTTCTACTGCATATCAATCATCTTTGAATGCAGGAGCTCCGCAACCAGGAGGAACGGGTACTATAACTGGAACTGGTATATTAGAAACTACGCCATATCCTGCATCGCCGTATACTGATGAAACATTCCAATATCCTCTTGAAGATATTCAAACTCAATTATGGCATCCAGTATATACCTGGGCTGATGGAGAATTCATTCAATTGCATATATATCTATCTCCCTATCAAATTCTTGATATTGATGTTGCATGGGCAGATTTCCAAATGCATAGCATGGTATTTTATACTCAGCCAAGTTCAAGCAGATTGCAATAATCATTGCTTCAGATACTCAATGACCATATAGGTATTGATGAAATCAGAATAATCTATGCCAGTAGTAATGGTTATAATGGTAGTACCAACATCGACTTGAATATTCAGATCAAGGGTTGGTGAAGAATATGGCAACGGAATCATTTTAGTAGCGGCAGTATTTGTAGCAGCGCCATAAATATGCGTTGCCGTGAATCCCTGATCAACTTGAATGTTATGTACTACTGACTTGGCTCCTGCATTGGGCAATGCACCAAAATTGACCACCATACGATATGTTTGGCGATAAGTAGGCGTCTGACCATTCTGTGAATTATTAGGAAAATATAATTGTCCTGTCATGAATTCATACAATGGATAATAACCGGTTTCTTTTATGTTTAAATTCAACGCCATATTATTAACATTTTGATATAGACGAACTAAAAGTTCCTTGAATCGATCGCTATTAATATCGGTAGAATATAGTTCTGAAACATCCCATATATTGGTTGTCGCTATAAATGAGCCAATATCTGAGAGGAAATTAGTTGATCCTGCCATGCTATTCCTTTTGTTTAGGATTTTTTATATAACATAGTAAGATGATACTGAGAAAATTGATAATATATTTTAGGAGATAGTATGGCTACAAATTGGAGAAGAAACCTGGGTTCCACATTGGGAACTCTTGGTGGTGGTTTGGTAGGGGGCCTTGCCGGTATTCCTGGAGGTCCAGCTGGTATTGCAGCCGGCGCTGGCATAGGGGCTGGCTTAGGTGGAAAAGCTGGAAACTATTTTCAAAACGTGGCCAATAGTAATCGTAGTAATCTCCCACAAAACAATGGTATCTCAGCTCAACCTACTACTTTTCCGGGAGGTCCTAATTCTCCGGCTATCACTGCTCAAAATTTGGGCGAAGAAGGAAATGCCTTATTCTTCAATAGATTTAATCCTCAGCAACAACAACTGATGGCAATACTCGGACAATTAGGTCAACAAGGATTGCAGGGAAATAACTTTTCGTTTGGCCCAATTGAACAGCAAGCACGTCAAGGATTTGCCCAACAAACGGTACCTTCTATTGCAGAGCGCTTTTCTGGCCTTGGAGCACAAAAGTCATCAGCATTTGGACAGCAATTAGGACAAGCAGGCGCTGGATTAGAATCGGATTTGGCTGCTCAAAAGCAACTTTATAATATGAATCTATCTGGATTATTTCAAAATTTAGCTAGTCTTGGACTCACTCCGCAATATGAAAGTATTTTCTCTCCTAAGCAGCCATCATTTGGTCAATCGTTAGGAACCAATATAGCCGGTCCAGCAGCGCAAGCGCTCACTACTCTTGGAGGTTTATATTTAATGAATAAATATGGTCAGCAATCACAATTGCCTAAACCTTAAAGGAATATCATGCCTCAAATATTAAATAAATATTCTTTTGGGTCAGATTTAGGGGCAGCATTAGGTTCAGGCTTAGGAAGCGGTCTTCAATATCTTGCTCAGAATAAAATAAACCAAATGACTCGCGCAAATGAGATGAATCAATATTCTAATCTCTTACAGCAAAGTGGATTAGATCCTCGTGATGCAAATGTTCTTGCATATCATGCGGTAAGTAATCCTGAGCAATTTCATCATATATTAGAACAATATAGCCCACGGCAAGCAATCAATCAGCAAGCTACAGAAGTTCCTCAATATCAACAAGGATTGCAACAATTAGAACAGCAGCCTGCACAAGCAGCCTATAGGCAACCAACTCCTGAACAAGCAATGCAATTACAGAATCTGTTTAAAGGACTAGGACAACCTCAGCAAGAGCCATCAGGCTTAGGAGAAGGCGTTGATCTGTTACGCAAGTCTGCCGCAAGTGAACTATTGAAAACTGCAGTAGGAAAGCAACCAGAAGAACAACTGCCTCAAATTAGACAACCACAACCACAAGTTGTTCCACAGGTAGTTCCTCCTATTCAACAGCCACAACAACCAGTTGAATTTACACCACAACAAATAGAAGAGCAGATTCATCCTTTATTAGCAAAAAGAAAAGCTCTTGAAGAAAAAGCGGCTCGTGAAAGAGATAAAGAGGAAAAGGCAAATCAAACTGCTATTAATAAAGCAGAAAAGCCTTACGTCGATAAGATTACTGCTTATAAGGAAGCTGCTGATGATGCAGATAAACGTCTTAATAAGATGGAAAATCTTGTTAAGAAAGGAAGCCTCCCTTATTCCGGATATTATAATACTCTCAAATCATTAGAAGAACATGTTACTCCATTAACAGGAGCTGGCGCTGGAGCAGCTATTGGAGGAGCATTAGGATTAGCCGGAGGACCATTAGCTCCCGCATCTGCTACAATTGGTAGCGCTATTGGCGGTGGTATAGGAGCTGCTGTTACTCCTATAGTTCAAGTACTAAAATCATTCCAGCGAGGAATCACTGCTACTGATACTGAAGAATTTGAAAAACTATCAAATGACTTTATAAGAAATGCAAAGACAATATTCGGATCAAGAATTACAGACGCAGATCTACGGGCTTTTATGGCTACATTGCCAACTTTATCTCAAACAGATGAAGGAAAACTTGCAGTCATAAAAAACATGAAATCATTTAATAAGGCAGCTCAGGTTCGATATAAAGCAATGCGTGATGTAATCAAAGATAATGGCAATAAAATACCGGCCGATATTCAAGGATTAGTGGAAGAGCGAGCAAAGCCAGAATTAGACAGAATAGCTTCTGACTTTGAAGCGGTTTAGTGGGCAAATATAATAATAAAGATTCCTAATTGAAGAAGGAGTAAGATTTCAATATTCTTTATTCTTTCTTCAATTGTTCTTTCATCCTTATAATTTTGTGCATTTAATACTGCATTTCTATACATCTTGCGAATTCCGTATCCAATAAGGGCACATATAAATAAAAAGAATGATATCCAAAATACGTCTGAAAAATTCATAGTTTCTCCCTAAATACTAACTTCTACTTTTAGTTTCCAGACTTTTACTGGCGCTTTTCTATACTTATTAAGATCAATATTATTCAGCTCAGGAATAGATTCATAATCTACAGGCCCTAATCTTGTCTCTAGATAGTAACTTAAGCCACCATAGCTATAAGGCTTATAATCAGATAGATCTCGTAACTCAAGAGCAATTTGATGCTCTTTCTTCTCTAATGCCAATCGCTCTTGCGTAATGTTATAGAGTTCTTTTGCCTTTGATAGCCAGATTGAATTGTCCCTATTTTCCATAGTGTCCCCCCTGGATACCTATTCGTATTTTTTATCTTTCTTTATCTGTTCTAGTACTGATCCAACTATATATTCATTCAGTGTTATTCCCCTCCGTGCTGCTTGCGCCTTAGCTTCTGCATGTACTGCTGCATCGACTACTTTTACTACCCATCTTTTGTTCTTTATTTCCATAGTGCTCCTTTATTGTTTCCCACTATAATGATCTTTTCATTGCTGTATTCTATATCCACAGGTACAGCAATATCCTTATATGGAATCCAATAAAGAACTTCATCAGACCATATGCGAAATTCATTACTTTTTTCCCATTGTCCTTCGCCCTTGTAATAGGCTAAATGCATGTCTCGATCTCTATGATCATATATAAGGCATCTTTCTCCAATTGCAGGAAGAGATCCTTTTGTTCCGTTTGGCTTAATCCATTCCATATTGCTCCTTGATGATTATAGGTATAGTATAGCACCAATTGCACCCAATATCAAGTATATCTTGCTATTTCCTTCTTTACAGGTTTAGACTGGGTAAAAATTATAACTCTTAAGGAGAAAAAGATGGCAATTCGGCAAAGAACACGATCATTAGTCGGTTACGGCATCGACAATGCGCTTCAATCATTGGCGCCTCAACCTATTATAGCCAACCGAGCTCCAACCACCTCTGATACAGCCCCTCTGGGCGCGCTCTGGGTGTGGCCGGCACAAGATGAAGCATGGATTTTAGTGAGCAATGCTAATGCAACTGCTACTTGGAATCTTATAGAATCTTCTGGTGGCGCTGGTGTATTTAGTTCACTTTTAGTTAACCCAGGTCCGGTGACCACCCAAGGTACTGGCGCGGTGAATATCTCTGCTGACGCGGTAGCTACTACTATTAACGTAGGTACTGGCGCTGCCGTTAAAACTCTTACTTTGGGTTCACAAACGGGCGCAAGTGTAACTACTATTTATGGTGGCTCTACAGGTGGTATGCTTATAGAAACTGGTAGTGGAGGAGATATTGTTATCGATTCTGGAACTGGTGAAATTGATATATCTACTGATGCTGCTGCAAATACAGTTAAAATTGCTACTGGCGCCGCAGCTAAGGCTCTTACTTTAGGTTCCCTTAATACAACATCAGCTACTACCATCAATGCAGGAAGTGGGAGCTTAACGCTTGCTGCTGGTGTTAATACTATTAACATCGCTAATGATGCTACCACTTCAACCGTGAACGTTGGTACTGGCGCAGGAGCTAAAACGCTCAATCTTGGTTCTGTAAATACTACTGCTACTACTGCAATAAAATCAGGCACTGGTGGCATTAGTTTGGCTAGTGGATCTACTACTCCTGGTTCAGTAACAATCACTCCTATAACCGGAACTGTTGCAGAAGGCGGTACAGATACTGTTACTGCAAACTCTCGTGTGATTTATGCTACGTATACTGGTTATACCACTGCTAATTCTGGTGGAACTCAAGTATTCAAAGTTGCATCATCTCTCATTACGACCACTTCAGCAGTTCATGTTACGGTTACTAACCTGAATACTTCTGGGAATGGCGCATTCTTGACCGTGACTGGTATTATTCAAGGTTCTGGTTTATTGACCATTAACACTGCTAATAATGGCGCAGGCGCTTTAGGTGCAGGTGATACTGTGATTATCTCTGTATGGGTCATTAACTAACTTATAGAAGCCCCCCTTCTATTCCTTACAGCCTCCTAGTAATCTCATGCCTAGGAGGCTATGCTTAGTAAAAAAACTTTTAGGAGATTCCATGGAAACCAGTCAAGCACTCGTTCTTAAAGCCACGCGTGGCAACTGTTCGTTCACTCTGATCCTTCCAGTAGGCACTACTTGGGCAGATGCAGTCGATGCAACTGCAGAGCTCTATATGCAAGTAGGCGAAATGGCAAAGCAATCAGTGCCTCAAGAGCCGCCTGCAGATCCACAAGAGCCTTTAGAACCAACGATTGTTGAAGGAAACTAATATGGCTATCAATAGAATTAAAGCTCTTGCTTTGACCAAAATAGAAGCAACAACATTTACTGGATCATATCTTCCAATTAATCCCTCTGGCGCAGAAGGCGCAGCATTCTACTTCAGAATAAATAATGATACTGATGGTGCAGTAACAGTCAGCTTTGATGGCATTAATGATCATATTTATCTTCTTGAAGCAGAAGTATATGAGACGCCAACAACACAGAATAATAGCTTGCCAGCAGGCAAAGTAGCATTATTTCCTAAAGGGCAAATAATCTATGTTAAAGCAAGTATGGGTACTGGCTATCTCTATCTTTCTGGCTTTTATCAACCAGTAGGAGAATAGAATGGCAGCACCAAATTTAGCGATACGATTACACTTTGAGCCAGTACGATCATTAGCTTATACCTCGGTTGGTTCTGGCTATATGGGCGTAGGTACGGCAATTAGCAATCCTGCACGACAGTTCTTTGTCCAGAATCTAACTGATGTTACGCTCATGTTCTCATTTGATGGAGTGAATGATCATTTCCCTTTACCTGCTAATGGGTTCTTTCTTGATGATATAACGAGTAATAAAACACAACAAGGCGGCTTCTGGCTTGCCGAAGGTACTCGTTTGTATGTTAAAGAAGTTGGTACACCATCTTCAGGATCAGTTTACTTTACCGTTGCCTATGGCACAGATAATTAAGGAGATACCATGTCGCAAGCGGGAAGTTTTCAAAAAGCAATTCCAGCGGGAACCTACGTCGAAACGCTCGAAGGTAATGCCGGCGGAAAAGTGGGCCCTGATGGTACGGGTAATATTAATGTTGTTGGTGATGGCACTACTATTACTATAGTTGGCGATCCTGGCGATAATACCTTAACAGCAAGCGTGATATCAGGCAGTGCAGAAATAACCATAACGGGTGATACTGGCGGTCCATTAACGAGTAATACGTTTACCTTTACGGGTGGCACTACTGGCATAACTTTTAATGGTTCTGGCACTACTGAAACGCTTGAAGGTACTTTAGTTGTTGCAAATGGTGGCACCGGAGATGTTAGCTTCACGGCTTATGCTCCAATCTGTGGTGGAACTACAACTACTGGCGTATTGCAATCTGCTTCAACAGGCATATCAAATTCAGGCTACGTACTTACATCAACAGGGTCCAGCTCATTACCTACATGGCAAGAGGCTGCCGCAACGGGGATAGTTACTATTGATGGCAATAGTGGATCAGTAACTGGATCAACCGTAACCATAGAAACAGCGAATACTACAGTTAAAACAAGTGGATCTGGCACTACTATGACGATAGATTTCCAACCAACTTCTGGTGGCAATCTTCTTTTGGGTGCCCCAGGATCGTCTATTTCTTCAGGTTTTCTCAATAGCGGTTATGGTATTCATTCTTTAGAAAGTATTAGCTCAGCTGAAAATAATAGTGGCTATGGACCATATTCTCTCCAGAAGCTTACATCAGGGCAAGAAAATAGTGCTTTTGGCGTTAATGCTTTGAATGCTATTACTACTACGAATTCCAATAGTGCTTTTGGATTAGAATGTTTATGGAAGTGTACTGGTACTGGTAATACTGCAATAGGTGATCAAGCAGGGGAGAATATTGCTTCTAGCGGATCTTATAACTGCCTATTTGGTTATGGTGCTGGGCAGAATTATACCACTACTGAATCAAGCAATATTGTTATTAGTGCCGATGGAGTTGTCGGCGAAAGTAATGTAATCAGAATTGGTACTCAAGGATCTGGCTCTTCGCAGCAAAATGCTTGTTATATAGCTGGTATTGATGGAGTGAATCTATCAACCGCAAATATAGTAACCGAATCGAGTACTCAGTTAGGAACTGCAGTTCTTACTGGCGGTACTGGAATCACTATTGATGCTACATCAACGCCAAATGAAATTATTATTAATGCATCAGGCGGGGGCGGAGCTGGTACAATAACTGGTAATGATGGAACGCCAGAAGCACAAGTTGCAGGTAACTGGGACATCGTTACTTCTAATGCAACGGTTACCTTTGCAGGATCTGCGGGTACTGAAACATTAAATTTCCAAGGGGATCAATATAACAATATTATTCTCGGTGCGTTGCCAGCAGGTATTACGTCGGGATCTGGTGATAGTGTTGGTGTTGGATTCAATGCTCTGAACAGTATTACTACTGATGAAAATTGCGTAGCCATAGGTGCATTTGCTCTACAAAGCCTAGTTGGATCAAACGGAAATAATGTAGCAGTTGGTGGCAGTTGTCTAACTGGTTTAACCACGGGAGCTAATAACGTCGCCGTAGGTGCTGGAGCTGGTAGTGGATTTTTTGGTCTTGGTACTGGTTCATATAATGTGCTTATTGGTAACTCAGCAGCAATTTCATATTCTGGATCAGAATCAAGCAATATTTTGATCAATAATGGGGGTGGTAATGGTGAAAATAATACGCTCCGTATCGGTGCCGGAACTGGTTCCGGTAATCAGCAATTAGCATCATCTTATATTTCAGGAATTAATGGCGTCAACGTCTCTTCGTCAACTCAAACAGTAGTAACCATGACTTCTGGATCTGATCAACTTGGTACTGCAGTCTTGACTTCTGGAAGTGGAATTAGTATAACTCCCGGAGCAAACACGATTACGATTGCAGCAACTGGCGGTGGCGGAGCTGGAACTATTACAGGCAATACTGGTGGAGCTATATCGCAATCAGCTGGCAATTGGAATCTAGTAACTGCTAATACTAATATTGGCGTAGTGGGATCTGGATCTACCTTAACCATGGATTGGACTGGTGATGCAAACTCAAATATTCTAGTAGGCGCTACAGGGGCTATTACTACTGGGGAAAATAATACTGGATTTGGGAATCTTGCTCTTGATTCTATTGTATCTGGCTCAAATAACACTGCTGTTGGAGAATATGCTCTTGGTGTATGTATAGGTGGCAACAATAATACTGCAATTGGTAGCTTAGCTCTCTCTGGCATCGGAGGCGGTGCCGGCACTGATAGTGGCAACACTGCAATAGGATATAATGCACTAACTACTTTGGCAGCTGGTGGAGCGAATACCGGCAATACCGCAATAGGATATAATGCCGGACAGAATGCAGAGGAATCTTCATATTTAACGCTATTGGGATATCAAGCTGGTATTAATTATGATACCACTGAAGCTAATAATATTCTTATTAATAGTAATGGTGTTGTTTCTGAATCTAATGTACTTCGTATTTGCGACGCTGCAAATACTTCTACTGGAACGGGATTATCTGCTTCTTATATCGGTGGTATTACTGGAGTTTCAGTAACAGGCGCAGCAGTTATTGTTTCAACCGGTGATCAACTGGGCGTTACGGTATCTTCACGTAAATTCAAAGACAATATTGAAGATATGGGATCAGCGAGTGAAGCACTCTATAATCTCAGGCCGACTACATTTAACTACAAAGGATCAACTGAGACACGCTATGGACTCATTGCCGAAGAAGTAGCTGAAGTTATGCCGAATCTTGTCGTATATGACAAGTCTGGTGACCCTCAGACTGTTATGTATCATGAATTGCCTGCATTGTTATTGAATGAGATTCAAAAATTGAGAAAAGAGATTGATGAACTTAAGAAAGGGAAGTAATGAGCAATGGATTATCAAGCATTGGCGCATTAGCCTATCAAGGCACGAATGCTCCTACGCCTCCAAATACAGCCAGTTATAAACGAGCGCCAACGCCAAATGACTATCAAGGATTTTCAGTTGGTGATTTCTGGATATATAGAGTCTCTAAAACAGCAAACAATAGTCTTCTTTATGTTCTTATGGGCGTAGCAGGCAATGTTGCAGATTGGGTTCTTTTAAGTAATTCCATTGGTGTGGTTACTAATCTTGAAACCGATGACGGACATATTGTAACTCCTACAGCAGGAGTGATTAATATTTTAGGAGGAACTGGCATTGCTACTACGGGCACAGTCGGACCTAATACCGTTACTATATCTACTGCTGGCGACGTAGCTACTTCATATATAACTAACCCTGCTACTGGTACTGCGGTTCCTGTTGCTGGTGTGTTAACCTTCGCAGGTACTGGTGGAGCTGTCATATCTGCAGCAGGATCAACGATAACAGTTAATGCTGGATCTACTGGTGACGTAACCGGATTGCACACTCAAGATGGACATACCGTTACTCCTACAGCTGGAGTGATTAACATATCTGGCGGTAATAATTTAACCACTACTGGTACGGTTGGTCCTAATACAGCAACTATAAGCTTGTCTGGCATTACTCAGCATTCGCTTCAAGTTGGTGGAGCATCAAATGCATTAACTCAGCTTGGCGTTGCTACTAATGGGCAGTTAGCAATTGGTTCAACCGGAGCTGATCCGGTGCTTGCTACATTGACGGCGGGAACTGGTGTGACCATAACGAATGGAGCTGGATCAATAACAATTGCTGCTTCAGGAGTTGACGCGCAATCATTTCCTACAGATTCTGGAACAGCTACTCCATCAAGTGGTGTATTGAATGTAAATGGTAATGGTGCCGGTGGTAGTATATCTACCACTGGATCTGGTAATACTATTCATATAACTGATATTAACAAACCAGCTTTCTTGGTTGTTCCAACAGCTTCAGCTACAAATGCGACAGGTGATGGTACCTTTTTTACCGTTCCATGGGCAACAGCGCTCACCAATGTTGGATCTCATTTCAATACTGGAACTTATACTTTTACTGCTCCTGTTAATGGTTTGTATTATTTTGGATCTTCAATATCTCTTCAAAATCTTGGTGTCGCATTTACTCAAGGTGCTACATTTTTTGTTACTACTTCAATTGGTTATGAATATCTAACAGGAAATCTCGGAGTAATTCAGGATGCTAATAATCAGTATTCTATAATCAATCATGTTTTGACTCCTATGAGTGCTGGTGATACATGCTATGTACAAGTATCGGTTGCAGGAGGCACTAAAACTATAACCGTTGCCGGTGGACATTCAGGTAATACTGGAAGTTGGTTTTATGGATATTTAGTTCAAGTAACTTAATATTAGAAGGAGGTCTTATGTCAGATACAATGAAGATGCTCATCATTGCATTGGCTTTAGCTGCTGTAGGAATAGTTAAATATTATTACCCGGCTTATAAGGATGATAATCCCGTAGAAGTTATTGCGGAAGAGTTCATCGAATATGAGACTGGCATACATATAGATCTCACTCCATTATCATCAGACAAATAAAAACCCCCACGTCGCTAGAGCGTGAGGGAAAAAGGAGTTGCTCATGAATGAGAACAACCAATTTCATTATAGGGACTCTTACTGAAATCGCAATAAAAACCCCCAACGCCTGAAGGAGGCAATTGGGGGAGTAGATAGAAGTAAGCAGTACACACCATCTAAGTTTTTTTTATCCCCATGAATTCCCACTGTGGATTTTCTTCATCCTTGCTGTATTGAATATATAACTGATATTCCCCTTCGCCAATATCCACATGGCATTCAGTTCCAAACGGAGCATGATCTAATTTACTGGGAGCGCTATGACGTATTATTGGTTCCATGTTATTCCTAGTTTAAGAGATCTAAATAAGCCATATCATATTCAAGGTCCCCGCTCACAATTTGAAACACGAGCATGAATGCCTCAGTGAATTGTGGATAACTATAGGTTCCTTCTTCAGCAAAGAACTCTAATGCACATGATTGCTCGCTGCGAGATATATAAGCAGCTGCATATCCTTTATCGCCATAAATGAAGTAGGTTATGATATCGCTGGATATGATCTCTGCTGATACTTCTTGATTCTCAAATCCGCATGAAAAGCAAGCATGCTGCAAAGCCCGCTCTATGTTCATATGATTGGTGACAAATTCTGGGCAATCATGTATCTGCAATACCATGTGTAGATAGTTCTTTTGTTCTATAGTTGGTTCACTTTCTATGATGCGTACGCATCCTATAGTAAGCAGCAATAATGCAAAGCATCCCAACAACATTTTTTTCATTACGTCTCCTTTTATAACACGTATAACAATACCATGCAGATACCGATAACCATTACCATTGTTAACTTAAAGATTATAGTCAGCCAAGTATTGAGATCCATGATTACTCTTTAAACAATTTTTCAAAAATCAGATATATCAAACTAATCCCTAACCCAAATAGCAATACCAATATCCCAAGAAAGAACCATATAACAAATTCCAGCTTATCCAAAAACTCATTGAGCGGCATTACTACTTTCCTTTATTTCATTCTTTTTTCTAACGCCAAATGAAGATCAATGTCTGGACAGAATTCTCCAGCAGGACAAATTTTACACATCCAAGGTTCCCTGGCCATCATTTTTCGTCTTTGTTTATCTTCTTTTTTCCATTGCCTCACTAAGTCATAAGAAGGCTCAAAGAAATGCCGATGTAATTTTTTAAAGAAGCTCATGTGTATTCCTTTGGTACTATTATTTGGTACCATTTCTCAACTGCTTGATTTCCCTTATTCTCTTTATTGCAGGGAAATATTTATTTTTTGGAAGATCCGCCAAATTCTGCAACTTCAATCCATCCAATATCATTTCGGCGATGTCTGGATATTCAGCGAGTTCGTAGTTTATCTCGTCAAGTTGTTCGGTTGTAATAACTTCTGGAGTATCATCTTTTGCGTTGTACTTAGTATTGAGCGCAGTTCCTTTTGCATAGACTTCTCTACTAGTTGCTACAGCTGCTTCGCCATCATCATCTTCATCACCAACAACCACACCAACCAACGAAACATAACATACGCGCTTCATATATGTAATTGTTGAAGAGATTGATTGTACGTCATTTTTAGCAGGTACAATGCGCACTTTGGATTGAACCCATTCTCCTGATGTATGCATCATCTTGGTGATCAACCATTTACCATCATCAGCATCGATAATCATCTGCATGACTGATAAACCATTCTTGGTTAATGCTGGACGTGAAGCTTGCACTACTGACATAAGATCAGCATAAGCACTCTTGAAGTATGGATTATTCTTGTTTTCACCAGCAACTGCAAAGTCAGCCTGAGCTTTAGCTAAAGCAGTAGCAAGCTCTTTGATCTCCACCGATGAATTTGCCTCAGGTTGCACGATCTTACTCGAGTTGAGTATGTCTATCTTCTTGGAAAGATCGTTGATCATATCCTGAATTTTAATGAGTTCCATTGTTTCCATTACTTGTTTCTCCTATTGAGTTTCATATCCTCTACAACATCCATCAAATGTTGATCCCAACAATCTTCTGAACAGAATTGAGCGACTTCATTATTCACATGTTTAACGACTATATCGCTGACTTCATATTCTTCAAAGCACCATTCGCATCGTTTAATGTTGTCCATTGTGTTTTTCCTTATGAATAGAATAAACATCATCTGCCAATGCCATAAATGCGTATTGTGCCATGGTATATTTATTCAATACATTTAACATTTCAGGCGTCATATCTTTAAAATCTATAGACGAGTGCATCTTATAAATCGCTGATGCTAAATCATTAAGAGCTTTTCCCAATTGTTCTACTCGCTCCATAATTCCCCTTCGGTTTAACTTCTATCTACTACTATATTAACATATATTATATTATTTGCAATCAAATTATAATATGTTATAATAGATTCATATAGAATATTAGATTGGAGAATGATGATGATTGATAAACTAGCAGAAAAAAGACAGGATTTGCTCCTGAGATTAGAGAATTTGATTGTAGATGAACCTAAGTCAGCCAGGAGATTGGCTATAGAGATGGGGCTTCATGAGCATACCCTGAATAGTTTTATGAGAAACAATAGGGAAACTAGCATGTTAACACTAGCTAGGATAGAGAAATATATCTTGGGCAAGGAAAAGGGGGATAGGGATGAATAGGATATTTCTTTTGTTGCGTATAGGATTATTTGTCTTCCTAATGTATCGCATGATTAAAAGAGTCAACAGAGTGTTATAAAGGGGGAACTTAATCCCCCTTTGCTAATTACGCACGTTTAACTGATGCGTAATTACAAGCAATGATACTTGCTGTTAAGACTGCTGGTATTAATACTGGCGCAGCGCTTATTGTTGGCACTGTTACCGTGACTAATCCAAGAGTTTGCATGATTGCCAGACCTACTCCTTGAGGAGCTACTGTAGACATTACAGTGGTGTAGATCTTCTTTTCAATAAGTGTTCTCATAGAATCCTCAGGCAGAAATGCATGGGATTGACTGGTCATGATAATGGTTAGGGCTAGTAGGCCCTTTTTGATATTTAACATAATTTCCTTGATTGATTACAGTTTTAGTTTTGATATTCATCTGGCATGAAATCTCTGATGAAATGTTTTCTCAGGAATCCATACCAGGTGATCATTAGTAATAAGTATGCGATAGCGGTATGCATTGTTTGGGTCATTTGAATATTCCTATTCTCTTCCAGAATTCAGTCTTCAACAGAATTACATTGATGACGTATCCTATGAAGAAGCCCATCAATCCTAAAAGATATTGTTCATACCAGTACCACATAATGATTCCTTAAGCTGGGCCTGTTGCAACGCCGCCAAGAATACCAAGGCCAAGACCTACGGTATTGCTTGCTGCTTCTACGGGAACTAACAAAGTAGTTTGTAGAGTAGCGAGTGTAACTGGATATGCTGGTCCTGTTGCCAATGCTGCTACATGCATAAGTATTTGTGCAGTGCCATGAACAAGAATCTTGCCAGTCCAGAAACCGATAGTTGCTCCAAGAGCTCCACCACCATTGAGCGGTGCGCCAAGGTGCAATGCATAGTCTTCGCTATTATTAAGCTTAGCAAGCTTTAATGTAGCACCAGCTGCAGCAAGCTTAGCAAGTTTAACGTTATCAATACCACGTAGTTCTTTATCGATGAATGCACGTTCGATTTTGGTGTTATCAACAAAGAAATCATTTCCTTTGTGAGTGAGTTGCATTGCATTCATAGATGCGCATGCAATCATAGTTAAAGCTAGAATAGCTTTACGAATTTGTAACACAGAGTTACTCCTAAATAATGGTTAAATACTGCTGCTTTCTACTATCTCGTCCCTCTTTTACGCATGTACCATAATATCCCTTCAGGTTTAAACAGGGTAAAAGTTGTATTCATTATAACAATATGCTACATTGTGTCAACAATCTTAATGAGGAAAAGCTATGACAATAGAAAAAATAGAAGAGATGAGACGGAAGTTAACTGAGATGTTGATCGATAGTGATTATGGATCGGTTGAGATTGCCAAGCGAATAGATATTAGTTTTATGGCATTTAATCGATTCATCATAGGTGTTAAGAAGACTAACATAAGAACGTTGCTCAAAATTGAAAAATTCCTCAATGCGCCGCCTCCAAGAAAGATTCCAGTGAGGAAAGATGGCAAGAGAAGGATGGAAAGGATAGATGGATGAACGTAGCTCTATATTTATTGATATTTTTTGGATGCTTTCTTATGGGTCCAAGATTCTCATTAGCATTAATAGCTATGACATTTATATATATAGCGGCTAAAATTGGATAAGGATAGAATAATCATGGACATAATAATCTATTTTAAAGACACATATCAATCAGTTGAAGACATTAAAAAGCAACATTTGATGGATCAATTAGATATATTATTTTTTCACCGAGATGAATTTCTTCAAATTGTAGGTAAGAATACTATTGCTATTGTTCGATGCGCTGATGTAGTGGGAATATGGTGCAAACGGGATGATGAAATATGAATCTAGATAAATCGTTTGATGAGATAGGAAAGCTTCTTCGTCTTCAAACTTATGGTGAATTATACAATGAGCTAGTGAGCAAACAGAATAAGACTGATGGTGATCGAGCACAAATGAAAGATCTACTGGATAAATATTCTGCTCTTGCAAAAGAATTAGGCATAAAAGTTACGATGAGCAGAGAGGATTTAGATGATATTCCCAAATCTGAATCAGTTGACTGAACCTGCAAAACAGCTACAATAACAGAGTTATTTTATAGATGAGATATATATCTTAATGCTAAAAATAACCAATGAAATTCCCACTTAAAGAATTAAGGCCAGCAATTGCCAGCCTTAAAAACTTTTAACTCAATTCCTACGGATTAGCCCCCAAGTGGAACGAGTGATGAGATAAAAAAGAACCCGGTTTTAAACGAGCTCTTCTTTAGTACTAGCCGTTTGCTGTAACACAAAATAACTAGAAATGTGAAACACGAATTTTTCATGTTTCACAAAGTAAGGAAAGTATAAATGAACTTTACACTAAGTCAAGAAAAAATTTCTGAAATAAAGCGTAGCCTAACAGGCAAAAGGGGAAAAACTAGAAGAATAGTATTAAATACTATCGTTGGACTCCTTAATGCACATGGCAATGCTTCTCCGGGACAAACATATTTAGCAGGTCAGGCGAAGCGTCGCCGGAGAGAAACGGGTAATAGAACAGTCAAGAGATTGTGTGAGCTTGGTATCATAATTAAGAAATATAGACATGAAGAAACTTGTCTATATTTCTTATCCCCTTCTTTTTTTCAATATCGTCATCTCTTCTATGAACTAGTTCCTGCTCTAAGACAGCTTGGTCTGCTGTTGCTTTTTTCTCTTACTTCTAATGTTTTCGCAAAAGAAGTCACACAACTTAAAAATATAAATTATAACTCTCGCAAGAGAGAGATTTCGTTGCTTACTTTTAGGGCTAACGAGGCGAATGGTTACAACTTTTACGATAAGGACTACGGCAAACTTATAACAATTCAAGTTATTAATAAAAAACAATCAATAACTATAGAAAAACAGCAGTTATGCCCAAAGGAGAGCGTAATGAACCAACAAACCATAATTAATGTTATAGCTCAAGCTTATAATTTATCTATAGAACAACAGGAACTATTGTCGAGACATTCCTTCGAAGCATTGGAATACGCTCGCAAAGAACTCTATCGACAAAAAAAGCAGTATAGTTTGTCCAATGCCCAAAGTGCTACTAGTTGGTTTTCTGCGGTGGCTAATTCTTTTGAGAAGAAAGCCTCGCGATCCTCAAATGGGAAGATGCCTGCATATTCTACAAAGCCAATGAACCCTGGTGGTCATAGTCCTGCGGGAGATGCGTCAAATTTGAGCAATGATGAAAGAATTCAGTTTGCTATGAATGAAGAGTCGGCATGGGAAGAGATAACTGAAACTACGCCAATTATGGAATCAGTGGGATTACATCTTGGATATGTTGATAGAGCAAAAAGCAACTGGAAACGTATCGGCCAGATTCCTAAAGAATTCCCAACCAGCAGTAACGCTTTTAAGAATGATCTTTCAGAAGCAGAGAAGTATACCGAAGGACCAGAGTATGAAGAACATTTGAATGCAATTTCGGAAGACAAACCCGATCCTGCAGGGTATAAAAGAAGAATAAGAATTACCGATTATAGAAGAATAGCGAGGAAATAATGTGGATTGATTTAGAAAATATACGTAATGCAACCATAACTTCTGATGAATGGGTTGAAATCACAAATATCATGGCTCAAGAACCAGAAATGACCGATGCCGATTATGAAAGAATGCCTGGCATGAGAGAATGGATGGCTGAAGTAAAAAAAATCGCTAACGATTTCAG